GAATCATTCGGACTCATCGGTCTAAGTCTGCGTCCGAACGGAAAGACTGGGACCGGTGGCGCTCGTGGTATATGTCCGAGTACTGGAACAAACCAGATGACCGCCCGACAGGGTCATACGCATACGGGGAGTCTGGCTCAGACGACATCAACTTTGAGACCAACTACCCGTATGCGTACATCGATACAATGATCGCTAACGTGTGCCCTCAGAACCCACAGGTAACAGTGTTGTCGCGCCGCGAAGATCACAGGACTGCGGCTCAGTTTCGTGAGGCTCTGATTAACGACACGTTCCGCCGCAACAACCTGCACCGTGTGTTGTGGAAGGCTGCGACAAACGCTGCAATCTGCGGACGCTCCTTTATGAAGTCAGTGTGGAACTTCAGAACAAGTAGTATCGACATGCACGAAGTCGATCCTCGTTTTGTTTTCTTCGACATGTCCGCTAAACGATGGGAAGACATCCGTTACTTGGTCGAAGTGACCGTGTTGACCGAAGCCGAGTTCAAGGGCCGCGTCAAACGCAAGGGCCGCAAGGGCGCTCTATACAATGCCAAGGTCGCAGAGAAGGTCGACTATGGGGGCTATCCTACGTGGCTTAAAGACAATGCACGTAACTCTCACCTTGTAAACGAGGCGTCTAAGGCTGTTTATCGTTGGGTCACTGTGTACGAAGTGTATGACTTTTCTGGTGACGGAAAGTATTACCACTGCATTGACAATGTCGAGGAGCCTCTGTTTGAGGGAGAGCTTCCATATAGGTACGTGCGTAACCCGTTCACGCATATGACATTTAATGACAACATGCTCGACCTCGGCGGGCTCTCTGACATCAAGCTTATTCAGTCGTTGCAAGAACGATTGAACGAGATTGATACCCTTGAGCTATGGCACGCACACACTTCGACTCCGGTCATGATGGTAAACACTGCGTTGGCGGACAACCCGGAAGACATTCTCACCGCACTCCAGCAAGCCAACGAACCGGGCTCCCTTATCCAAGTCCGGGGCAAACAGGGTGCGCCTCTCGGAGACATCATCGGGCAGACGCCTATGCCGTCTATTACACCTTCGTTCGCTAACATGCGTGAGCGGTGTAACGGTGTCATTGAGTTTATCCTGGGTATTCCGCAGTATTCGCGAGGCGTCGTTGGGGTGGCCGACGTAGCGACCGAGGTCGCTCTCGCGGATACTGCAACTCGGACACGTAACGGTCGCCGGATCAAGATGATCGAAGACAACATCACATCGGCTGCGTCACAGATCATCGGGCTCTACGAGGAGTTTCTTGAGGAGGATACACTTCTTGCAGTGCGTCTGATGGATACGCATCAGGTCCTACAGGTAACGCGGGGCACGCTTCGACTGAAGACAGATCGGAACCCGGTCGAGGAGCCGCTGGATTTCGATTACGTTGCGATCCCCTATTCTCCTACAGAGAACCACAAGCTCGTCCAACTCCAGAAACTGCAACAGTACATGCCTTTGTTGCTACAGAGCCCAGCCATCGATCAAGAGAAGTTGATCTTCAAGCTGCTTGAGTTGTTGCAGATGAGCGACATCATGGCTCCGCCTCCAGAGGAAGAAGAGATGGAGATGGAAGGACCTCCACCCATGATGCCACCGGGGGCCGTACCCGGCGAGGACACGATCGCATCAGGAGCCCTGCCTCCAGGAACGGAGCCACCTCCGGTACCGCTTCCTATGGGAGGACCGGGACAAGCGGGTCCGACTGGCGGGATGCCCGGACTACCAGGGCTACCAGGAATGGGAGGTAAGTAATGGCTGAGAAGTGGATTCAAAAAGTCTCGGATAAAATGAAAGAGAAAGGCACGAAGGGCGCGTTGCGAAAACAACTTGGTGCTAAGAAAGGTGAACCTATCGCCAAGGACAAGTTAGCTTCGGCGGCGAAAAAGGGTGGCGTTCTAGGTAAGCGGGCGCAGTTTGCGCTAAACGTGAACAAGTAATGAGAAAGGGCTTGCCAGGGAGGCTTGTCTTATCTGCATTGGGAGCCGCGCTGCGGTTTGCATTTAAGGCACTGGATAAACGCAAAAAGAAAAAAGAGGGAGACAATGCCGTTCTATGATTTCAAGTGCCCGGAAGGTTGCGGTTACTTTAATGATATTTTTGTGCCACTAGCGGAGCATGGAAAAACAACTTGCCCGGAATGTGAGGCGTTGTTGACTACAGTTATTGGTGAGGTTGCGACGATCGGCCCTATGCCGTCGAAGCCGATTGTAATCAATCAAGTAGGTAAATCATTCGATACGAGTGGTGCGTACAAGCAGTACCAGCGCGAGAACCCTGGTTTTGAGGTGGTGTCTAAGAACTCTTCGACATGGGAGAAGCACCACCAGAAGGCACGGGAAAAAGCGGAGGCCAAGGCGCGACAACAAGGCTATAGAGATTTTGAAGATAAACAAGTGCGGCGTAAAAAAGAAAAAGCAAAACGCACTGGTAAGGTTGACAAAAAAATATTTGTTCACTAAAGACACACTTAGGAGTTTACTATGCCCAATGTTGAAATGATCGATGCTGCTCTGCAATCTGAAACCGGACCAAAGACGTTCGACGAACTGATTCCGGTTTTGGAGGAAGCGGGCTATGCTGTTGAGGCAAAGATGGGCGAGGATTTGACCTTGGACGGCGAGGAAGCGCCCGAAGATGCGGGACCCAAAGACGCTGGAATGGGTGAAGATCCACTCGCGGAAAGTATGGACATGTTGGAAGACATGGCTCCGGAGGGGGCGGAACCTGTCGTCACCTCGATTAGCGGTGTGATGCGGGACAAAGCACGTAACGCGTCTAAGAACGCACTCGAAAAACATAAGGGAGATTATGCATGAGTGAAGAGGAGCAACTAGCAGCACCCGAAGAAGCTGTTGTCGAAGAGGTAGTATCTGAGGCGGGAGTCACCCCAGAAGTGGAGGCCGCTCCCGCCGAGGCGGAACCTGCTCCCTCTGTCGCGGACGTGGAGGTCGAACCGGTCCCCGCCGATGACTCCCCATCGGCTGACTCTGGTGAAGGAACTCCCGCCTCTATCTCTTCTGCGGAAGAATTCGGATGGGATAAATGGGACGGGAGTGATGAGTCGCTTCCTGAGGACGTTCGTTCTTGGGCTAAGCAGATTCAATCGTATTACGCGGCACAGAACGTCTCGGCGCTAGAGGCGCAAAAACAGCGGCTCGACGAGACAAAGCGGATTTACGACGCGCTTCTTGGGGGACAGGAAGACCCAAGGGTCGATGAGTATCAGCAGAAAGCTACGGAGTGGGAGACAAAATACTCTGAAAGAGCAGCACAACTAGAGCAGATTCAGCAGGAATATACTAGCTACCAAAAAGCGATTAACGAAGCTATCGATCAAGAAGCTGACGAATACGCTAAATGGTTTAAGTCTGAGTACAAAGATTTGTTCACAGATGAAAAGCTAGAGACTACTTTCTACGGACTCGTAGACGAAGGATGGGATTTAGAGTTTGCAGCGAAAGCCACGCGCCTTTCGCCGGAAACTTTAGATCGAGCTAGGAAGGCGAAGGCAGACGGCGTCCCAGACGCTTATGCGCTTCGCTTTGCCGTGGAGCGTGCGCCGAAACGCTCCCAGGCTCCCAGACCGGGGGCTAGGATCACAGCAGGGGCGACCACACCCAGCCGTGTTCCTGAGCAAACATCAATCGTAGAAAGTACCGCTTTGTCCATGAAGGACTTGCGTGGTCATGTTGCGCGTAATGCCTTAAAAAAACATAGGAGTTAAAAATGGCTGTTTCACCAGACGTTGTAGCCAGTGCATTGAATGAGTTGATGCCGTCTTACAGCGAATTATTTGTTAAGTACCATCCCCTGCTTGAAAAAGTGTTGAAGGGTGGGAATATGGATCGCGCTGCCCTCAAGGGCCCTAAGCGTGATTTTGCGGTTGTGACCGATGGTCCCGGTACGGTGACTGAGATTGCAACTGGTTCTGAAGTTATTGCAGGTGGGCGTCGTCAGAACGCACACCGTGGACAGGTCATTGCACCTCGTCTTATTTACGCGTTTGACGTGCCCGGTAAGGACTTGGCCGAAGCGAACGGTGAGATGGATCTCGCTCGTATCCTTCAGCACTACCCTGAACTGGCTCTGGACGACTTCCACACTCGGATTTCGAACCAGCTTGGTACGGGTAACGGTAACGGCGTGGGTGGTTTCATGACCCTCAACGGTAACACTACCTTCACTCCGCAGGGCGAAAGCCGTCGTGGTATCCTTCAGGCTGTGGCCCCGGCTTCGCAGGCTCAGACTATTCACAACCTCGTGCAGGCTGACGTCGCTGGCTGGAACAACCAGTACGAAGACATCACCTCGTTCGCTGTGGACGGACGTTCGCAGATGCGTAAGGCTTACTACGCCGCCTCGCGTCAGGGCAAGACCCTCGGTCCTGTTGACCTGATGCTCGGTGACGAAGCGTCTTACCTGAACTACATCGACGATCTGGACGACGCAGTGCGCGTTGTGAAGATCGAGGGCGACAAGGCTCCGGCCAACGTCCGTCAGGGTGTTAAGTTCCTCGACGCTGACTTCTACCTCGACGATTCGATCGACGTGTCCGCTACGGACTCGGCGGGCACCAACCTGTTCAGCACGGCTGGTCAGGACGGTATGATCTACGGGCTGAAGACTCCTTGCTGGTATCAGTTCACTCTCGGTCACGATGCTTCTCGCGAAACGAAGGGCGACTTCGCCGTTCGTGGACCGTTCCGTATCCCCGACCAGGACGTGTACCGCTACGAGCTTGTCCTCATGATGGGTATGCACACTACTCAGCTTCGTGCTAACTTCGTTGTAACTGGCGCGGGCACCGCGTAAGGAGGATAATATGGGTTTCACAGCAGCAGGTATTTCTACCAGTACTGTTACTACTGATCAACAAGCTCCACTGGGTTTCGTTCTCACAGCACCATGCTCGACTTCGGGTGGTGGTATGTGCGAGTGGGTCTATGTGTTTAACGATGATGCCGCTTCGTTTACGGAAGGCACCGCCGTTTACCGCGACCCAAGCGCGACGACGCATGACTGGTACGGAGGTCTTTTGACCACCGCAGTTGTCTCTCGTCCGTACGTGATCGGTATCGCTCAACACACTATTGCTGCGGGGTCTTACGGCTTCGTGCTCAAGAAGGGTGTTGGTTCGGTCCTCGCGGGCTCGGCAGGGTTGGCGGCTGATCTGGAGTTCACTTCTGGCGGTAGCGCAAACGGGACGGTTCTTGCCGTCGTCGCGAACGCTGACGCCACAACGGACACGCACAACTCCACCCTTGGTCACGCAGGCACCATCATCGGTGCTGGTGCCATCGGTACTGCGTTCATCAGTTGCGCTGGCTAGTAGATGAATCTCAAAGAGATTCGGACTGCGATGTTTGCCCAGGCGGATTACTCTCCGAGTAGTTCGCCTGAGGCAATCTCGCGTGTCAACAACTTCATAAACAGGGCCTACAACCAACTGGCGTTG